GTTCTACAAACAAAGACGGGCAAGATTATCTAATAAAGCTTGGATTAAACTCAATGAGTTTGATCGATTCTTTAATTTAGTCATCCTTATCTTTAACTTGGCAGAGCATAGATGCGAGTTAACAATCCTTAAAAATCGAATTATTAAGTTGATTAACAAAAGTGGATTTAATTTCACTTTCCTTTATTTAAAGGAAGTTAATAGACTTATAATAAGACGATTAAGTGGTAATGAGGTTAAAAGTATGAAAATACTTGTATCCTTGGCTCCTGATAACTTACCTAGTATTTTACCTGTTAAATTAAGAACATTAATATTAGCGGGTAATTTATTAATTGTAAGAGTAATACTTACCATAATTAGTATACATCGGGTGTTCCCTACTAAGCCAAAATTGTCAAGAAGTTCTATCACAGATAGTTTCTCTGGAATAACTCAAACGTTAGACTTTAATCTTGTGCAATCTGCACTTAGAGAATTAGTTAAACCTCGAAGTTATAAGTTAGGGGATCTAAAATTTATAATTTTAGAAACAGCTTCACCACTAGCGGTTAAATCAACTGCTGCATCGATATTAGATATCTTTGCTTTAATTGACAGACCTACAGGATTATTAAGAGTTTTACAACTCTGTCCTAATACTGTACGTGGATGGCTTTTAGCCTTTCATATAATATTCTTAGTTGTTATAATGGCTCCAGCTTATTTAATTTTAAAATTAAATAAAGTAGATTTGCCTAATGGTCGTTTATCCGTTGTATATGATCAAGCGGGTAAAGCTAGATTCGTCGCAATGACGAACTACTTTTATCAACTTGTCCTTAAACGTGTTCACGACATGGTGTTTGAGATCCTAAAAACGATACCTATGGATGGTACTTTTGATCAACATAAGCCTATCAAGGACCTTATTATAAAAGGTTCTGGTACATATTATTGTTACGATTTATCATCCGCAACAGATCGACTACCTATAAAACTTCAGGTTCAAGTTCTTAATGAACTTATTCCGAACCTTGGAGATATTTGGAGTTCACTGCTTGATATTGAATGGGAATTTAAAGGTTCCTATTGTAAATATTCAGTCGGCCAACCAATGGGAGCGTTAAGCTCTTGGGCAATGCTAGCATTAACTCATCATGTAATTATACGTGCAGCAGCATTAAGACGAGGAATCTCTAATTTCTCTGATTATGCACTGCTTGGTGATGATATTGTTATTCGTAATGATATCGTAGCCGAATCTTATTTGGATATTATGACTTCTCTTGGTGTCAGTATCAATCTAAATAAATCTGTGATCTCGAAAGATTTCGCTGAGTTTGCAAAAACTTACAAGGGTTTAAATTTAGATTTTACTCCATTAGGAGCGGGATTAATACTTCAAACTATAAGAAACAGAAGTTATATTGGTGCACTACTTGCGAACTTGTTCTTAATTGGACATTGTACGACTTTAGGTAGTGTGGTTCAAATAATCCAGAAATTTCCTAAATCAGAAAGATTTAATAATTTCGTTGGTTTATGGTGTTGTATCGGATTGCACGGTGCGTATTTTAGATTGAAAAACACTGATGTCCAACATTTAAGAGGAGCAATAGCGTTCCTATTTTCATCTATACAACGTGAATCGATTATGGGTAGATTCTCCTTGTTTAATGCCTTACGGCAAGTTAAACGCGAAGAGTACCATGATACAATTAAACAATTTCCTAAGGATCTCAGATCTTTACTAAATTTAGTATATTATCCAAGAGGTAGAAAACCATCATTACGGCTATTTGAGACCGTTTTTAAATTTATTTCTTTTGCTCCATACTTGTATTTATTCAATTTCATGCTTAAATACTATCGACTTATTATTACTTACATCAAGTTTGAAATAAGAGAATGGGATTGTAGCTGGGATGAAATTCTTGAGTTAACTGATGGCGATAATTACAATGTATTTTCATTAGATTGGTTCAATAAGAAAGCTATCCAGGACGTTGGAAAACGTGCTAGAAGAATTCGATATTGGACTCAATTTATTGTTAAACATTCCGAGCTTAATACGTTCGGGTCCTTAGATGGACTAGTTATACCGGAATCACTTGATTACTATGCTAAGATGGCACAGTTATCGAAGAAGAACTCTCACATCTATGATCTTACTCTATTTGTGGATCCTTAACAGAGATCCCTTGCAGTAATGTAATGACTGCAAATAGTTTAAGATAAAATTGGTCAAGTATAAAACAAAAAGGAAACCTCACTGGGTAGGCTA